GGTTTGCCTCCTCTACGCCGATACGCCGATGGCGATATATGATAATGTTACGCTTGATACAGTTGTGCTGGCTGTTGTGGTCAATGTAAAGCTCTGAGGACGAGTGGTGGTGGGCCCGTTGCTGTCTACCGTCACCCAATATGGGCCATTGCTGCCGACCGATAGTGATATGATACATTTGGGGGCGGATGCAAACGCCCTAGAAAAATCGCTAAAATATAGTCTGCTGCTGGTATAGCACCCCGCATTTGGAGCGCTTGTGATTGCAACATTTGACCACGTCTTGGA